GTGTTGCTACGGCACTTAAAAAGCCGTCTGCGTGCGTTTGAGCGCGTGATTTGGTTTTTCTTTTGGCGTTGGCGATTGTTGCTCCGAGTTTGGCGCCGTGACTTCGGTTGCATTGTGTGTGTGCGATTCCTGCGCCGTCCATACCGGGGGTGATATCACCGGTTAGGGCTAAGGGTGGTTCGTGGTCTGCGCTGGGCCCGTCGGGGTGATTGCCGCTGAGTGTCAGGTCTACTGGGTATCCACAACGAATGCATATTGGCTCGCATTGCTCGAGCACTTGCTTTCGCCATGCTCTGTATGCAGCTGTGTTCCGGCGGGGGTTACTTGCCATGTTCGATTGTTCGCAGTATGCGGTGGACCGAGTCGGCTGGGTAGCCCTTGGCACGGGCGGCCTGGGCCTTCCATAGGCGTGTGTGGGTACTTGGCCTGCAGTATTGGCAAGGCGCGGCCGTGCCCTCGTCGTGTGTGTACCAGCCTTGGTAACAGTCGATGTGTTCGCAGACGCAACCTGGCCGGCGGCAATGTGCGTCGAGTTTGTTTGTCATTGTTTGTTTCCCTCGTTCGCGGTTGGGGTCGGCCGCCTCGAGCTCGAGCTGGCGCTCGATTCGGCCTCCCGTTGTGGTCTGTTTTAGTGATACTTCACCCTACCTAGATGGGGTCTACACGCGGCCGGTGCTGTTTCCTCCGTCATTCCGGTCAAGCGTCTACCCAGCACTAACCACGCCGGTCTGGGCATACCTCGGCACTAGGGATCTATCCACTGTTCCAGGGATCGTCGGCGGGTGGTTCACGATTCACCACGGGCGCACCATCGAGTACTTCCTTGAGGGCGTCTATGACTTTGCTGGTCTCATATTTAGACCACGTTTCTGGTGGGCTGTAAGCGCCCAGCACGCCGGTAACGCATTCCACAGCAGCATCACCAGCTTTCGACATTAGCGTCTTAGCATACTTGAGCTGCTTGTCGCTGGGCTTATCGCTGGCCATAGTGTCCGCTAGAGGCCCTGTCACGTTCGCTGGGACGATTTTAGGTCGATCTTCGGCTCTCGTACGGTTCACTTCATCCCAGGTCGCTACGCCCTTGTCAATGCCGATGCCGATGGCTGCTAATGCTCGACCCCATGCGCTTGTCTCGACGTTTTGTACCTCGCTGTATTTCGTGAACGGTGTCATTCCTGGGATCATTTCCCACGCTGTACCGATGCCAGGGCGTGCATCGTCGGGCGTCCTGTAGGCGTAAGCCCTGCCAATCACCCACGTTTTGCCTTCGATTTCTCGGAATTCCACAGGATCAAGCTGCATGGATCCGTCTGGGTAGCGTTGCATGAATATTCGCAGCCGCTCGGCTACGGTTACATAGTCTTTCAGGTCGTAACTCATGAGCGTTCCTTCTCGAGCTGCTGCATTTTTGGGCATTCGGCATAGTGGCGTTTCCACGAATCCCAGCCGCCTACCCAGCGTTTTTCACACATTTTGCACAGTATCGTCATGTTAGGCATCGGCTATCTCCCTATCCAATGCGGCAGCAAGTTTCTGAATGAGGTCTGCTGCCTGTTCGCGGCTGAGCATCATGTGAGTCAGGTTGCGGGTGTCGTCGATCCACGCCTGAACAATGTTCGGCAGTCCCGCGGCTTCGACGTGTAGGTATTCGCCGCCTATAGATTGCATTCCCATTTTGTGTTTCCCCTTAAGTGTGTGGCCGCCCAGGCTCCCATTACTCGAGAGCTACCCCGCTAGATGCGTGTGGACTGGGCGGCCGTGGTCAGACTATAGCCCTTCGATCCAGCCTGCTAGGCCCATTAGCGTTAGTAGGCCAGGTAATGCCAGCCAAGCCTGAACTTTGTATTTCATGGCAGGGCCCGTCCGAGACTGTTGCAGCGGGATCCTGCGTAGTACCAGTGCGCCCAGCCGCCACGCCTAATGCTGTGCAAGGCCACTAGATGCTGCACCCACGCTGGAGCTTTGTGGGCCTGGTCGTATGGTCGAGCGGGGTAAGTGCCCTTCCATTTTGCCCATTTCGCGTTGCCTTGCCATGTCCTGGTGAGGAATTGGTAGGTACCTGCGGCGCTTGATCGAGCGTTACGGGCTTTGGGATCGTTTCTGCTTTCCCTGTGCGCGACGCATTCGAGGAATGCGCGTTCTTCTTGTGTGGCTTCCACCAGCGGCCCTGAGGCAAGGACTGCTGATAGTGCTAAAGCTTCTAGCATCGTTTCCCCTTTCGACGGGCTCACCATAGCCATGCGTGGTTATCGTCCGTCAAGTGTGACGCGCTCCTCCTCGAAATATTCCGATAGGTCCGGTTCCACAATATGGGCCACTTCGGTCGTGAATCCCAGGTTGATTAGTGGTTTTTCTGGTTCTTCTGGCCCCGACGCCAGCATCAGCGCGATAGTGGTGGCTTTTCCCAGTAGTGAGTGCAGTTGGCGTGGCGTGAGCTCCTGGTCGATCTTGATCAGCACGTCGCCTATTTGGATGCGGACCATGGCCTCGCGAGGCTTTCAGCGATCAACGTGTAGCCGATCGCATCGAGGTAGTGGTCTCGGTCGTAAACGTATCGGCCGCGGGCTATTTTCAGTAGCAGCAGCATTTGTGCGACTTCGTGTGGCTGGATGAATTGGTCTAAATAGGAGCTCCACATGCCAGCGATCGTGGCGAGTGTTTCTTCAGGCGGCCCGTGTGTGTCGTCGCGTTGCCCCACTATGCCGGTGGCCTCGTAGGCCAGGTGTACGTCAATCACGTTTCCCCCTAAACGGGTCTTGTTTGCCCATTGTTGAGCACTTTGCAGTATGCCCCGCATTCGCATAGCAGGCGGGCATATTTTGCTGTTTTCGTGTACGCGAGTCCTGCGGGCTCCAGGTTCTGGCTGCCGCATGAAGGGCAGCTAGCGAGATCCCCGCTCCATAGTCCAGCGTGCGGGCCTTTGATCCACGGCTGCAGGGCCTTAAACAGGTTTTCTGTAACTACGACGTCTTGCTTGTTGTAAGCCCTAAATTTGGTCCAGGCTTTTTCGTCTTCCTCAAGGACGCGCTTCCACAGCTGGGGCACGCCGGTCGCTAGTTTCGTGGGCATATCGAGGGTCTTGGTTATGTACCCGAGGCTATTGCTGGCGAATTTGTAGCGGCGCTTAACTACCTGATAGAGGTCGATATCTTGCCACGGCGAGACGGGAGGGTATCCGCGCTCGACCAGGCTTTTAAGGATGATAGGCATATCGTGGCGGACGCCGTTATAGGTGATGACAATATCTGCCTCATTTAGCAGCTCCCAGATGCCGTCGAGCATGCCTTCGACGCCGTCGTGGTATTCGCTGGCAAATAGGATCTGTTTACGGTCTAGCCATTTTGCGGCCCAACACAATAAGCGGGCTGGTTCCATGATCTGGTCGGGGCGGATATCCGCGCCCCAAAGATCGTAGGTGTAGGCCAGGTGTGGGCTGTTCTCCACATCCAGCGTCAGGACTCGTGGGGACTTCGAGGCCTTGGCCGTCATCGGCTCAGCGTTTATGTCGCCGGAGGATCGGTAGCGGAAAGCGGCGACGCCCTCGGACGGGTGCTGCGTTTGTGAAGCTGACGTGAATATGGTTCCAATGGCCGTAACCGCTGCCGCGCCAGCGCCACCATTTGTTCGCATAGGTTCCGGATGCGATCCGATCGCGGAACACGACATATTTCACGCGATGGCTTCCTAGTTTGCCGCTCGCGGCATACTCGACTATCTGGTCGGCCAGCTCTTGTGCGGCCTTCTTTGAGGCTCTCTTATTCCACGGAATCAGATCTGCGTCTATGTCGATAGCGTGTACGAATCCGCGCCGGTCGGGGTTATGGTCGCTTTTGCGGGCCTGGTGGGCTCGATCACCGATCCATCCGTCCGATCGTTTGTCACGACCTGGGAACGCCTTATCAACCTGCTTGCGTAGTTTGACGCCTGCAGCTACTAGCCGAGCCATTACTCGCCCTCGATCTCTAATTCTGGTTGGCCCGCGTACTCGTCGGGATCCGGTGACATGTTCAGCAAGGCTGAGACGGGCGCTGCCACGCCAAGCACAGCAGCGACCAGGGCCAGCCATAATGGGGCGGATTGGGCGTCGAGTACGTCGTACATAATCAGCAGCGGGACGATCACCAGGGCGATGCTGTAAAGGTACTGCCGGCGTTTGCGCGTGAAGAATTCGGCCATGAGGGTCTCCTAACGGTCCATGTGCCAGTCAATATGGTCGTCTACTTT